GCAATAGTACTATTATTAGTACTGGTAGCGTTTAATTGTATTTGTACCCCTACTGTGCCATTATGAATATCTAAGGGTGCAGTTGGTGTACCAGTTTGTCCAATACCTAAATAGTTATTAGTTGCATCCCAGTTAAAGTTAGTGTCTTGTGCTAAATTGCCAGATCCGTCTGTAAATAAAACCCCACCAGCTTGTGTTAAGCCAGTTATTTGTGCTGCATTGGTAGCTAAACCACCAGCAGTTATTGAAATACCAGCGTTGGTAGTATTACCATTTGTGGTAACTACTTGTAAGTTACCAGTAGATCCTATACCAGTATTGGCAATTAATACCCAGCTTGTACCATTATCTACAAATATTTGGCTTGTGTCAGTAGCAATAAATATTCTACCACTAAAACCAGCAGCAGGTCTATTTGCGTATATATCCTCATAAATTGCTGGTGCATTTTTTTGATTTAATACGCTATTTGAAATTCCTATTGACATTGTTTATTTTTTATAAGTTCAAATATCTTTTTCTAGCTATTACTACGTTATTACCAGTAGTGCTAGATCCAAAACTAACAAAATATCTTTGTTTTGTGTTTTCTCCAGTATTACCAGTTACTTCAAATTGTTGTGATGGTTGTAATACAATTACGTTATTAATAGTTACTACACTAGTACCATAATTAATAAATACATATCCATTTGCATTATCCCCACCTACATATTGACTTGTATCAACTGTATAAAAATCTACTTCATAATTAAATAAAGGTACATTTACGCTGCTCATATTATATAGTATTTGGTACGCTGCTTATTCTTCTCATTCCGTTAATTACATATTTAACGTCATAAGCTACACTTGCAACTGGGTTAGTAGATATTGGTGTTTGATCTGCTGGTAGTGTTGTTGCTGGTGGCATACTTTGTTTTCTGTATAACCAGTATATGCCTAACCCAGCCGCTACTAATAAAAATATTGTATAATCGTTTTTTTTCATATTATTTAGTTTGTGATTACATCAGTTGCAAGTACGTATGCTGGTAGTCCATATTGGAAGCTATCACCATAAACTACACTATATACACCATTATTATATCCGGTAACTGTCATTCCAGCACCAGCATAATTATATGTAAATATTACATTTTTATTTACGTCAAATAGTTTAGTACCTACTTTACTATATACTTCTTGTGTGCCAGTAGGTGCATCTACTTGACTAATTAATGGTACACCCCCTACTAGTGTTTTCTTTTTAAAACTACTAAATAGCAAAAATGCACCAGCCAATAAACCTAACTTAACTAAAATATCTTTTTTCATTATTTTGTTGATTTAATTATTTTAGGTAATACAATAGCCACAACTATTGCACCAACAATATATGGTAAATAATTATCTAAATAATATTGTACTATTCCTACTTTATCAATTTGATCTTGTTTTTGTTTGTCTGCAATAGCTTGAACAATATTAGGCAAATCTGGTACATCTAATTTACCAGTTTCGTGTAATATATATGTTGGATTTTGATTTGCAAAATCTTGACTATTTACATAAACTAACCAATATACATTTGAGCCACTTTGAATATAACTATAAATATTACCAATTAATTGTCCAGCAGTAAATGTTTGCTTTACTCTTGATAAAGATGCATCATATCCGTTTACATTTGTTTTTGCATACAAATCGTGATGCACTACTAGATCTGCTGTTATTGTTGGTGTTGCCATTATTAAAGGTTAAAAAAGTTATAGCATATTTAGTAAAGTTTTTAGTTGCATAGTTCCCATTTGATCTAATTTTCTCAAATGTTCTATTGTAACCCCTTTACTCATTAAACTATTTAATATTGTTATAGCTTCATTCTCATCACTATTTTCAATACCAGCCAATCCAGTTGCCATTTGATCAGTTGGTTGCACACCAGCAAATTTTCCTAACATAGTAGTTAAACCAGATATTAACAAATTTTGTACGTGTGGACTATTCAAAATGTTTCCTAACACCCCTTTGTCTTGTTCTTCTTCTTCTTCTTCTTCTAGTTCTTCTTTATTTAATTTAGTTAAAATAGCATTCATAGTTTCCTCTAATTTGCTATTATAACTCATTCCCGCCATTCTCTGCATTGAGTAATCTACTTTTTCAAGTTCGGACGGACGACAAACTAAACTACCATAAATTGGAGTCTTATCTGTAATATATCCAGCTTTATCCTTTTTAGGGTGCAGTTTAATAATCAATAGATCATTTACACCATTTTGTTCAATAGCGTATAAATCACTTTCTAATTTGCTACGTCCAGCTTCGCTGTCGTCATCATTCCACGAAAAAAGTAACTGCTTTCGGTTTACCCAAACGGAGTAGTACGGACTGGTTGCGTTTCTATCAAACCAGTCCATAATACCACTAGTACCAGTTACCATAGCTTTTTCTATTGCCATAGTATTGTATTTTAAAAATTATAGTAAATACCAAAAGAATAAGCTACACCAGTGGTAGCTAAAGCTGTTGGTAAACTTACATAGCTTTTTGTCCAGCTAATTGTCAATCCATTGATTGCAGGTAATTCAAATGTGTATGGATCTGCTGCACTATTAACAATGCTATTTAAAGAGATCATAGGTACGCTATAAATTAGCTGTTGATCTCCTTGATACAATGTTAAAAATGATTTTTTCATATCTGCTGTCGTTACTGGTGTTGATCCAGTTAAAGCAGTAGCAGTTATTGATCCAGCAGTATACACTTGAATAGCAGTGATTTTGGCGTTACGCAATTGCGGAGCATCTCCGAACTGGAACCTTGTCAATGTGCTACCTGATGGCACTGGTATTTCCAGATACTCAAACCTTTCAATACGTATCATATTTGTTCATTAATAAATTTAAAAATAGGTGGTAATAACTGACCACCGGCAGTAGCGTTTAAACTTCGCAAAAGTATTATTTTACAGATGTCACGTTTTGTGCTAATAATCCGTAGAAAATTGTAGCAACGTATGTGTTACTATCAATAGCACTAGGAGCTGCTGGTAAATTCAATGTAGCATTGATGTTACTAGCACCATTTAATACTAAGTTAGGCTCACAAACTTGTTGTGCGTATTCGTCCATACTAACTTGATCAATAGCAAACTGACTTGGAGAAGTTACAGACGCTACGTTAAAGTTTGTATTTTGTTGTTGTTGTGGAACGTCTAAGTGTTGTAATAATGACCACTTAGGTAATACGTTTTGGTTATTTACTTGAATAGAGAAAAATCCATTGTAAAAATTATACAACTGAGCAGCACCAGTAGGGAACGCTGTTAAGTTAGGGTAAGTATAGTTTTTAGCAGATCCAGTTGTAGCTGATCCAGATACCAATAAGAATTGGATAGAACTAACTACAAACATATCTTGTAATTGTAAACGTTGTTCACGAACGGTAGGAGTATTGCCGTTTTGTGTTTGGTTTACTAAGATAGGTACTTGGTAAGATGCAGATGAAGTTGTTAATAAACTTTCGCTTCTTAAAAATGAAGGAGTTAATACAGCGTGAGATGCATCATATCCTAATTGATTGATCAACGTCTTAGCATTTTCAAACACTAATCTTGATCCTACTTGACTATATGCCATTTTTATTTATTTTATATTTTAATTAATAAAGGTTAAAAAAGTTAATTAACACGCTTCCATAATAGCTGCATTCTTGATACCAGCGATGTATGTACCAGCACTAGCACCTTGATAACCAGCAATGTTAGCTACTGGCTTATTACCATAGTAATTTGCACCAATACCATTAATTAAACCAGTTGTTTTAACTAAGTTCATTGCACCAACAGCAATCATACCAGATCCTAAGTTTGATCCAGTTGCACCTTTGATGAATTTAGGAGTAAAGATACCTAACGCAATAGGTAATGCTCCAGTGATAATGTTTTTAGTATTAGCACTCATTCTAGCTGATTTATCCAACATTGGACTAACTAGCTTTTGGTTAATGATTGTAGCTAATACTGCACCACCAGCAATATATGCTGCTGACGCTACGCTTCCACCAATTCCGTGCATTGCACTATGGCGACGGCGTTTTGTATGGTGGCGTTTTTTTGCGTGATGTTTTCTTCTTGCCATTTTGATTGTTTTTTTGTTTGAGAAAAAATTGTTTATTAAATAGATTTTTTTAATTGACTTATATGTGTCTTAGTTTCACTAACTAAATGCTTTAATTTTTTAATTGCAGCAGCGTTTGCTTTTCTTTCTTTTAAAGGCAAAGACATATATTTTTTAACTATTGATTGATAATTAGCTAAATGTGACATAGCTGTTTTAATTCTATCAATAGCGTAATGACTAACACCAGCCATATGTGCTTTTTGAACACTAGCAGCTTTTTTAATAGATTTCAATACTGCTTTTTCACTAGGTTTTCTTTTAACACCAGAAATTTTACGCTTTCTTTTTACTACATCGTATCCATGTGGCATTTTTAAACCTTTACTAGCTAAACCTTTTTTTAGTTTACGATCTACTTTGCCTACTGCTTTTTTCTTAGCTACCTTTTTAGTAGATTTCTTTTTACCTACTGGTGATTTACCTTTGTGTTTACTTGCATAAATTGCACTGGCTTGTTTTACGTAGTCAGTCCATTTAGAATATCTTTTAGGATATGCTTTTTTTAATGCTTTCGCTTCTTTCAGTATTGATTGTAAAGCTGTCATTTTTTTAATTTTAATTTACAATATTTAAGCATTTCATCTCCACCCCATAGATTGTATGATATTGTACCACATTTAGACCAATCTTTGTTGTCGTATGTTTTTGCTCTTTTTAAATAGTTATATGTTCTTTTTAATGTTTCAATACTTAATTGATCCTTTAATATTTGATCAGCTCTTTTTTTACCTACTAGAGTAGCACATTTATTACCTTTTATATAATTTGCTACAATAGCTTTCATCACATTATCTTTTACTTTCTTAGGTATCATTTTTTTCTTAATAATATAATTGCTCCTATTGCTATTGCTCCATATAATACCCAATTTATAGTACCAGTAGTAGCACTGGTTAAGATATTACTAGCAGCTTGTATTGGTGTAGCATTATAATTTACTTCACTAGTTGTAAACATTGATTTTTTATAATCTCTACTAGCTTGGTTTACATCAGTAGCTTCATTTGCAGCATTTATTAAATAATTATTGAAATATGTTTTAGCTTCTGGTGTTAGTTCCAAATAATCTTTTGGATAATTTAACCTATACCATAAAACTAATTCACTAGCACTAACATCTTTTGCCCTATGATTAATTTTAGTATCACCAGCCATTAATTGAATTAATCTATTATATGGATCAGCAATAGCTAATTTTGGTTTTAAATTACTTATAAAATCACGTGCATCTGCTGCTGGGTGACTAGTCCATTGATTCCAAAGATCACTAACAAAACCAGCACTGGCTAATACAGCCGCAATATCCGATGCTGGATCTAGTCCACCTTTACTATATGCACTAGATATAGCCAAAGCAGCACTAGGTGCAGATTGTGACAAAGCACCAATTTTATTAGTTATATTGTTAATACTTGTCATTTATTTTTTCTTAATAAGAAAATAAGCAGCTAAACCAACAGCACCAATTAAAAATATAGTATTTGTACTGATACCAGTAGAACTTGGTGCAACATTTCCACCACCAGTTGCAGTAGCTGGTACTACACCAGTACCAGGTATATATACATTTCCACCACCAGCATTATATATAGTTTTTGGTGTTGTTACTACACCACCTCTTGCAGCAGTAATAATACTAGGTGCAGATTTTAAAATACTACTAAACCAATCAGTAGTACTTGTACTACTTGTATCAGTGTTATCTGGAGTTGATGCATAACTAGGAGTACCTACATACTCACCAGTTTGATCATCAATATAATTTCCGTTCAAATCTTGAACTATATCACCCATTTTTCTAATTCCAGACATTGCTACTAGTGCCATATTTTTAATTTTTTTGTCTTTATAATAATAAGGTTGTTTTTTTTCATCAAATTGATCCAGCACTGGATCAACCCATATTTCATTACCATTTTCATTTATTACTGAAAAAACGTGTTGTGGTGTTTTATCGAATGGATCATACGAAGCAAATCTATAATACACATCAAACTTTTTTCCAGTATTCCTCCTATATGAGTCTGCTATACCATTTATGAAGGTGCTATACCCCTTACAATCAATCCCTACTATGTTACTAGCCAGTATTGCTGCGGGTGAACGAAGTATCTGCATTTTTTCAGGTTCGATTGTATAATTAAAATCGTCCTTTAAAAATTGCCATACATTGTACATAGTTTCCTCTACACTACCACCTTCAAAATATCTATATATCTTATCATACTCACCAGCATATTTATAATGGTTTTTTATTAACGCATCAATAATATCAGTAGTATCTTGATTACCTACTATTATTTCACGTTTCCCCAAATATGGGCTAACTTTTCCAATTAATACATTTCTATTAACCATTGGTAGGATAGCCAAAATTTAAAGGTAAAGTAATATAATCAACCATTATAGTACCAGTAAATTTATAATTAAAGCTAGTGCTTTGATATTTATTTAAAAGATCAGCTACACCAGTGTAACTTAAAGTAACTGGTATTTTTAATAAACTAGATCCAGTTTGCAATGTCGTAGGTGTTATTCCTAATACACTACCAACTAAAGCACCATCTACAAATAGATCACCTTTTATAGTTTGAATTTCTGCTGTTACTGGTGTAGGGTTATTAACCTGTACTACTAAATTAACGTGTGGATTTACTAAAGACATATCCGAAAAATCCAGATCTTTAAAAAATACGCTAAAAGTTTTACTTAGTACGTATTTTTCATATAGCACATATCCTAAAAATAAAGCTGGAAAGATCCACCACTTTTTACCCATAAATATAGAATTGCCATAAAATTACGAAAAAAAGCGTACAAAACACGCATTTTTCTTGTTTTTTTAGATTGTGGACAAATTGTAGGGGTAAATATGCAATGTTACGAATGTAAAAATGTATCTTTGGCTCACTTTACGTGAGCAAAGATACATTTCATATACCCCTAAAAACCTATGTTAATATCTAACTTTTTTGACCTTTAAATAAATATATACAGATATTTATTTGGTAATATGAAAAAGTTTGATAAATTGCATTGTAAATATTTTACTGACATAAAATAAACCCAATGCAAAAAAACCTATCTAGCACTACTGCTGTGCTGCTTGAAATCAAGCGACTAAACCAAAAGCGTGATCATTTACGTTTGTTATCTTCACTAACTAATTATCAAGATTGTGCAATGATCTTTACAGCCTCTCACAAATTTGAGGGAAGTACATTTCAAAGTGTGCGTCAAGAAGATTTTCCTTTTGATATGGCAGAAGAATTTAGAATGTTAATAGAAGATGCTATCGCAAATTATAATAGCGATATTGCTGCTCTTAGTGGACACTTAAAAAATATATAAAATGAGGAAAATATATTATTTAGGATATTATATATTTGAAGTTGGAAACGAATTTGTAGTGGAACTAGACAATAGTTTCCATAAAACATTGACCAGTGCAAAAGCACATATTGATTACTTAACAAAATAAACTGACAATTATGAATAACCCAAAAGTTACCAAACCACAATATTTTGGTATTAACGAAGTACATACATATCAATTAATGGATAATATTTTTTTTGTTGGTATGAATGTACAATCTGCTAAAAATGATGATACGGACGAATTTATGTTAATGTTTAGTCCAGATCAAATTATAGATATGTACGAAAATCTTTTAGAAACTTTACACAAATAACACCTATGAATTACGCATTAACAAACGCTTTTCCAGCTACACCAGTACAAAATAGTTTCGGTCAATTAGCTTTTCCAGCAACTGGACTATCTAAATTAGAATTTTATGCACTAGAACTTTATAAAACATATTGCACTATTGCTGGTGATCATTTAGGAGAATTGGAAGCTAGTAAAATTATGGAAACAGCTATACACGATGCTATTGACTTATTACACTTATTAGAACAAAAAACTAAAAACTTGCAAGATGACCAAAATAATACACTGGCTATTGTTCAGCCGTAATGGACAAAGTTTAATAATAATTTTAATCGCTTTATATATAGCTGGATTGCTGCAAAATTGGTAAATGGAAAATACTGACAATAAATTAACAATTACCGAACTACTAGCAAAGCGACAATATAACCCAGACTACATACCCAATAAAGAGGATATAGTATTTACAATAGGTACACCAGCACGTAACACTGGCAGCCTCTCGAATTTTTTGACCTTGTCGGGTTTGCCGAAAACTGGCAAAAGTACTTTTGTCGCTGCTATTGTGGCTAGTGCCTTTGTGCCTTATGATATTTTCACTATGAAAATACATTTGCCAAAGGATCGCAAAAAGATATGCTATTTTGATACTGAAAGTAGTGATTATGATTTTTATAGGCAGATCAATAAAATAAAAGGGTTTGCTGAACTAGCAGCACTACCAGACTGGTTTAATGCTTATCAAGTTAGAGAGGACGGAAGCGGTATAATACGCAAAATGATTGAAGCATATCTAAGTGATAACCCAGATTGCAGCGTAATTATTATAGACGGATTGCTAGATTTATTAGTTAATTATAATGATGAGAGGGAAAGTAGTTTATTAACTAAATGGTTAAAAAAAATAACTAAGGTTTATAATGTGTTATTAATAACTGTACTACATCAATCTAAAAGTAATTTAAGTACTACTGGACACATTGGTAGTGCTAGTGATCGTTTTGCTCAATCTACACTAGATATAGTAAAAGATAAAGAAAGAAACACTTATGTACTTACTAGTAGGTTTATGCGTAGCGATATGGATTTCGATCCTATAACACTTATGAATTTTAACGGAGTATTCCAGCAAGTAGATACTGAAATAAAAAAAGAAAGTGGCAAAAAAGCTAGTGATCTTAATGAATTAGAAAGTAGATCACTTTGTAATATAGTAGTAGTATCTAAAAGTAGTTACAATGATATTATTAGTGATATTGTAGAAAGGACAGCCACCAGTAAAGCCTATGCAAAGAATTTAATAAAAATATGGATCAGTAAAGGCTGGATATTGAAAGGTGCAGATAATAAATATTTTACACGATAACTTTTTTAACCTTTAAATAAAATAATATGAAAAAAACATTATTCGAAAATTTAAAAACTGATATTTTAATAGAAAAAAATAGCGGTCTTATGAGCCCAATGTCAGCAAATAAAATAATTGATTATATTGATAATTTATATATATATGAAGAAAAAAAAAGAACATTTGATTTAATAAAATTTGTTAGAACAAATGATAAAATGGGTAAAAGTATTGAGGACTTATACAATGAATTTTTAAACCAAAAATAAAATAAAATGGAAAATCAAACAGTAATCAATTTAAGACCAGTACCTTTTGGTATTACGTTTACGTGGAAAGAAAAAGAAATTAGAATTACATTAAAAGACGGAGAAGATGTACTAAAATTAGCTAGAGAATTTGCTAATTTTTTAGATCAAACAAAAATTGAATACGAAATAAAAATGACCAATGTCGAATATATTTAAACACTTATACCTAATATTCATTTTGTTTCCAGTGGCAGTTATTTATGGAATAATAATAGCAATAATAACACTGGTAGAACATATAATAGAAAAAAGCATAATTAAATGGAAATAATTTTAATTATAGTAGCATACGAAATAGTAAAAAATCTATTTTGGTATGTAATTAAAAAAATGCACTAGTGGTTAGTATGTCAGTAAAAAAAAAGCAGCCGAGAATTTAACAAACTCGACTGCTTACTGACAATAAACCCACAAGGATTTAACTTTTTTCAACACAAATATATAAAAAAATGACAAACAAAACACGTATTTTTTTAATTATTCAACAGCGTAGGGCAGTCAGTTTGCAAGACATTTACGATATAACAAAACTGGATCGTATGCAAGTATTGAGAGCAGTCAGCCATTTGTGCTTAAAACGCAAAATAAAGGCTTTTAGTGATGATACTGGTAGATACTTTAAAATAATAGATAAACCTCTTTAAAATGGCTAAAAAACTATTTACAGCTATTGTATTTATGCAAGATATAAACCAACAGCCTAGAAAATACCGAAATATTGCTAACCTTAATTCATTTAGGCTATTTGCAGAAAGTATTGAAGCTGCATATTATAATTTATATGATAAGAGTACAAAACTTTTCGTAGAAAGGATCTATATAAAAAAAGGGGTGTAAATACACCCCTCGCTTTTACTTGCAACCATAAATCATACACCTATGAAAGAAATAGTGCTTTTTCAGCAGCACGTCTATTTTGTAGTCCTTTATTAACTGCTGGTGGATCACCAGCATATACCCAACGATCAAATTGAGCAGCCACACTAGCATCATCAGCACCACTATTTAATAATTTAAGTAGTGTACTAGTAGCTAATGCTCCCTCACCCTCATTATAAGCAAAAGAAGATAAAGCTAATAATTGATTATCAGTAATTGGTACTTTAACCAATGATCTAACCTTATTATACTTTTGTTGTGCCTCTAATAATAACCAGCGTTTTGCAGTTGCTTGATCAATTACGTCACCTTTTTGTACTGGACGATTTTGATCCCAGTTATAACCAGATCCATAACCTATTGAATATTGTTTATAATCCCATTTAGCTACTGGCTCAAATTTTTCCCAGCCACCAATAAAATTAAAGAATTGATCACTTAAAAGTCCAAAACTTGTATTAGTTAGACTTTTAGCTAATTTATTTCTAAGCATATATATAATAATTAAAGCAGCAGCAATACCTACTGCTATCTTTTTATTCCTAGTCATTATTTATTGTTTGATGCGTCCGAAGCACTAGCACCTAATAAAAAGGTACTAATAGTAGCTACTAATTGACCAGCAGTTTGTAATTTGCCAGTTCCAGATGTAGCGAAATAACCACCAATGGCAGCTAATAAACCAAAGATCGTAGTTTTAGTGTTTTTCATTGTCTTTAAGTTTTTTAATTTTTTGAATATTATATACAATAGTAGTAACACCAGATATTATACCAATACCCATTACACCTATTTTAGTCATTTGCTCAATATCAAATAGGCTA